TCATACAAGCGTTTCCTCTTTTTCAAATGGGGAAGAAAAGACGTGTTCCTTCTGACTGCGAAGAATCCGAAGACAAAAGTGGAGGGACTTAAAATATATCAGATACTAAAATGACAACTGTTGACAGGAAGGAGGTGTTCATCATGCAGAAGCTTCAAGGCAAGTGCGGAGGCGGCGGTAAGAAACGCTAACCGGGAAGGCGGGGTCAATCCCGCCTTTTTTCTTTCTGTCAAGTGCATTTCGTTGTTCCTTTTTAAACGCATACGGACTATATAATAATAAAGAGCATTGCATGAAAACGTACACAGTTAAAAGTGGCGAAAACATATTCGACATCTCGCTGAAGCTGTTCGGCAGCATTGAGGGCATATTCGATATTCTTGTGGAGAATAGCGGATTGTCGTTCGACGGAGATCTCACGTCAGGCATGGTGCTCAGCTACGACGAGGATTTCGTCATCAACTCGAACATAACGAGCCAGCTTGACGAGGTGGATGCCGACGTGCGTAACGGTCAGGACTATTACAGGCATACGGACATCGAGGACTGCGTGAATGAAGTCATAGACGCGCACAATAGCCAGATAGTCGCACAGATTACGGAACTCTCAAAGGACATCCCGACGAATGCGGCATCAATCCTTTCGCTGATATCCAAATATCATCCGACGACCTTATCGGGGTTCGAAACGAAAATGGGATATTGCGACTTGGTGTACAACGGGACCACATCGGCAACGGACAAGGAATCCGCAAACACCATGAGAACCGCCATAGAGGGAATGTCGTATGACGAGAAACAGAACGAGATAACCACAAAGCAGACCCCTGTGATACTCTGCATCCAAAGCGGTAATTTCGCATCAATGGCACTATGCGCAAGCGACGACAGCGTGATAGCGGTGGACTGGGGTGATGACAATACGCCCGACGTTTACACGGGTTCCGACGAACCCATCTACCCCGAACACGGATATGCGGACGACGGAACGCATTATATCACCGTATACGGATGCACCGACTACAAACTGCTTGACCTTTCGGGGATAAGCGGAAGCATATACCCGATGACTACGATAAGGACGAATAAGCTGATTACGGCAGATAACAAGAAATACAACTTAATCATAACAACATAAAATGAGCGAGACATTAAGCCAGATATACGCCAAGGCGAAATTGACCAGGGACAACTACCTACAGATTACGGAGCTGAATACAGGGAGGACGGACAGCAAGTTATCAATACTGAACCTCCTCACGTATGTGGTCAGTTCCATGATATACGCCTACGAGACGATTTTGGACGTGTTCGAGGTTGACATAGCCAAGATGATTACGTCTAGAATTAACGGTACGCCGCTATGGTATGCTAAGATGGCACTTCTCTTCCAGTACGACAGCGACACGAACACCGGCGACAAACTTGTCGTAAACGACGATACGCTGAAACTGGAATATGAGACGGTCAACGAGAACCACCGCATCATTTCCAATGCCTCATACGACGAGGAGAGTGACGGAAGCCTGACGCTGAAAGTGTGCAAATCCTCATCCGATGATGCCGTTTCGCCGCTTACACCACTTACCAGCATGGAACTTTTCGCCTTTCAGAACTATATGGACGATCTGAAATTCGTCGGTTCCGTCATCAACTGCGTAAGCCGCCCCGCCGACATCCTCACATTGAGGAACTGCGTGATAACATACAATTCAAAATACGCGACGGAAAAGGACGTAATCAGCAATATCAAGACGGCGCTTTCCAAGTTCACCAAGGAGATAGACTTCAACGGATATATCTATTTCGAGGCGGTAATGAACACCATCTACAGCGTCGATAACATCATCAACATCGACGATGCTGCTGAGCTTTATGTCGCTTCATATAACGACCAGACCGATTCCTACGATACATATTCTCCTACGGACAACAAATACGGGGATTCCATATCAGGGAAAGCAAAGGCAAAGGCAGGGTATGCAGCATTCTATGACAGCGACGGGGAATCAACCGTCACTACTGGCAATATCACATTAAGGGCACAGTATGAATAAACGGACGATATATGGACACGAATAGATATAACATCACCGACTACAAGCTGATATGCCGACTCCTTCCGTTCTTTGTCAGGGGAAGATTTACGGTACTTCTGCTAGAGTCCCTGTTCTATCCGCTTTCATTGGTCCATGCCAAATTTTTGGTATGGGCACTGGAGAGGATGGTGGAGGCGTCGATAACATCACAGCCTAAGTCGCTGATATGGTATCTGAACCATTGTTTCAGAGCGTATTTTTCCGATAGCAGCGCATCGTTCGATATAGCGGACCCTACTTGCAGGAACTTCTCCAGCGCGATGATATACCACAGCTACGAATACAACTTCCTCGCCACTTCGATATTGCGATGCTACAGACTCGCGGACACGCCAAAGGAACCGTATGAATCCATCACGATATATAATACGTATGAGGATGTTAAGTCCAATATATCCGCACTGACTCTTTTCGCCCCGGCAACCAAATACGGAGGCGATTCAATATCCCGTGAAATTTTACACGACTACAAGGTTAAAATAATGTCAAAAGCGGACAATTACGTTCTCATGGGTGTGGATTACGAAATACATATAACTAAATAAACAATCAAGATATGAAAGAATTTCAGTCAGACAATGGCGGCCGTCGTCTATATATAGAGGACATCGAGAATCTACAGAACATAGCGCTGCTGCTACAGACATTCTTCTGCGGGACTGCTTACAACGGAGCGACGCCCAGCCTTAATTTCGTTCTTTCGGGTTGCACGTACACAAACACGGACGGCATAGCCGTGATTTCGGATGGGTATGTGTACCTTAACGGCAAGATACGGAAAGTGCCTTCAAGGAATGTAAGCGGAGCCGCCAGCGTGTATATATGCGAAGACAACGTGACAACTGGGCACGACATCGTGTATGCGGACAATCTGTCCCATAAAGGGCAGCAGTATTACGACTATGCAGCCAAGATAGTCGTCGGCACGGAAACGAAATCGGGTTCTTATATCACGATGGACAACACCACGCATCTGTTCCCGAACCTAGGCAACACGTTCTTCCCGTATTACAACATCGTACACTCGTCTAATACAGTACAAAAGGTGAGCGGAGGATTGCAATTGGATGATTTGACGCTGCTTGAAATACTTTCTATGGGTAAGGGCCAGGTTACATCAAATTCGGATGGTTCCGTCATGTTATCATATCATGATTACAACAGTTCCAATTCCCGTGTATATAAGTTCTCAATACGTGAAGACCGTCCAGAATTGGCGATATATAAGAACGGGGAACTCGTTGAGAATATCGACTATTTCCAAAATATGCTTTCAGACAGCAGTTTGGATTTCGTTGTTAACGGATGTATAACATACATTGAAAGCGGGAACAGATATGTAAGAATATCAGATGGACGTGTTTTCATCGGAGGCCATTTGGTTTCCGTTACCGGTACTGAATTAAGTGCATCAACTGCCAGTACATATTTCATTGTGCTTTCTGAAAAATGGGATACTGACAGAACTGTTTACACAGCAACTATTCAAAGCAACTTGACAGATGCAGATCTTGTAGGGAAGAAATATATTAAATACGATTCTGTTACAGGATGGCCGACATTAGCCAATACTTGGTTCCCGCATTATTGCATATCAAGAGAAAGTGCAACTCCACAAGTAATAAAAGGCGGATTAGTAAGCGACGGGGACCTTGTTGTTGAAGGCGAGCTTGATGTTACAGAAGGTGCAATAATAAACGGAGGTGCAACAATAAACGGAGGCGCAACTGTGAACGGAGGTCTTAATGTAGATACACTTACCGTCGATATCATAAATGTAAAGAAGTACATCAATTTCAGCGGTATTAAATTAGGATTAGACCCTAATAACAGACTGCGTGTCTTATTGCCAGAGGACACTGACAAGCACATGTATGGATATGCTATAAATCCCGCGCATGATAGCACTGTGAATGAATTTGATTTCGGATATTGGGAACGTACAGACTACTCCCATGCTTTGCTGTTAACCGTAACCGCATTAAGCGAACCGACGATAACCGTGCATGAAGTGAACGGATCAGACATATTCGTAGGAGCATTCACGGGTACAAAATATTTCAAGTTGACAGGCGGCAAATCATATACCATCAGCGGCTCTGATATCAGCGGCTATAAGACACCGTCCATGAAAACTATAGTAATGCCTGAAAGCGGTCCTTATTCCGTTGATTTCACATACGTTAAATATGGTGTTCTTATTCAGTTGATAAGTGGTAATCTTATTGAATTGGCAAATTATAAAGATACGATGAAAGCTAGTGTAAACGGAATATACGTTGCTGATTCAAACGGAATATTTATCATTGATTACAAGCTGCGCGAAACATTTACTAGCCGTTATGTAAGCAATGCCGAACATACAGTTTCAGTACATCCGTTCCCGAACGGACATTCCGCATCTTTAATTAATGATAGTAAAATCGCAGCCATTAACAATAATTTCGCTGATTTCAGAAAAGCATTGTATCTTTTGAATGGCGCATATAACTTTGCGTATTCGTTAGAAGGTCAGGAATACGGATCTGTTGGAGTAGCCTCTACGAGTATGGAGAGCTTTGGAAGTGATTTGTATACATATCAATATTGGAAGAATCATGATCAATCTTCCAACCCTCTTGATTACGGTTATTACAAATTAGCAGATTTGGCAGCTATGATGGGAATTGAATCAAGTGCAATCATGGCGGTATTCGATTACAAATTCGATTATCAACAAGTATATGACAAAGTGTTCTGGAGGATATATTCGTCACCTGATTCAGGAAGCGACGTGCATCTGCTTACTATGAGCGATACTGGTATGGTTTCAGCGGCATCCTCATCGTCTGACGATTTCATAGGAAAAGTCGATGGTTCTGTTGATATTGCTGCTACTGCGAAAGAAGGTTCGTTTTATGATGTATGGAACGGAAAAGATGGAAATGTAACTGAATTAAGAGCAATGGACACAGGTGGTTATGCTGTATATTATATGCACAAAGATGATAGCGGTGACGGTATCATAGACTATTATGCCAAAGGAACGGACCATATTGCGTTCGTATTACCAACTTATGAAATAGAAATATAATATGAAAGAGTTCAAAGGGCTTGGAAATGACTACGCATTCCGTGAAAGCCTGAAAAAAGTCGTAGCAGCAAAGAACGAAGAAAAAGATGTTGACAATCAAGTTGCCGCAACCGAGGACGTTGAGCGAGATAAGGTCGCAGAAGCAGACCCCGATAACGTTCAAAAAGAAGAAGACGAAAAGAGGGAGGAACAGACTTCGGAAGAGGAAAAGGAAGAAACCTTCTGACAAGATTGAAAATACCAAGACAGAGCGCGTAAAGAAATGCAGCTTTGCACAGTCTGCCTTGTGCGCCATGATGAAAGACGAGGCGCCGATCGAGTACAGTCTTATCGTCCAATACGCAAAATACTATAAGGTGAAAGTTTCGATGGAAATCGTCGAGAACATCATATACGCATCTGGTAATGTCGTTTTCGGGTCTTACAGATTCCAAAAAGCCCTAATGGACTTTTCGAATGGAAAGCCCGATGACAGGCGGATTGATATTCTCACAAGGATAAAATCGGAGCTGAAACACAAACTGGACAGAATTAACGGACAATGCAAAAGGCGCAAACGGGCCTAGGCATTGCCCGTTTTTGTTTCACTTTTTTCTGCTAGGTTAATTATTGCAAAAATTGTATGCCGATAATGACAACCTATAAAATTAATTATTATATTTGCGATGATTTTGATGCCTGCCAGCCGAGGAGACGGTTACAGGGTCAAGCGCAAACCGCAAGGAATGTGCATTTTAATCTCCTAAACCTTCACATCATACGAGAGTGTGGTGTGAAGTTGATTTAGGATATATAGTTCCGTCGGCTAAGCGGAACCTTTTTGTTTTATGCAAAAGCCATATCCATTTTCCTTTAGCTAAAATTAATCGGAAAATGGGGAATGAACGGAAACAATTTTACGGATGGGGAGCAGCAGCGCACCCAGCTAACTCGTGAAGAACGCATGACGCTCTTCAACAAATTTATCATGCCAAACTTGGAGACTATAAGGAGCATCTGCATGCTGTACACAAACAGGCAGCAGGACCTTGACAGTAACTACAACATGATACTCACCGACCTGTATGTGAGCATACACACATACAATCCCGACAAGCCGTTGAAGACATGGCTTTTCACCGTCGTGAAGAACAATATCTGTTCTAATAACAAGAGGGAGCAGCAGTCAACTTCCCATTATCAGGACACGGAGATATTCCCTGTATGCGAAGAATGCGTTACCTATATCGACGGGCTTTCATTCGAGGACTCGATATCTGACGACCTTTTAGATGCCATGATACGCACGCCACCCGCATGGCTCAAACCTTTCCTTATGAGACTAAGAGGCTATACCAATTCGGAGATATCTTCGATGCTCAAAATCACACCCACAATTACAAAAACAAGAATTTCCAAGACGAAGAAATTCCTGAAAGATTATTTACGACAGCACAATTTCAAACGGTAAAATATCATGAGATTCAAATACGATACAACAGAAGAAGAACAAAAGGAAGACCAGCGCGCGAACGAAAACATGAAGTACGCAACTGGCAAAAGGCAGCTTAAATACGTCCGCCGCAAGAGGGAGGAAGCAAAGAAGCTGAAAGGGATAAAGAAACGTTATGACGGAACCAAATCGGGATTGAACGCAAAGAAAACCGAAAAGGAAGTCATGGAAAGACTACGTGAGACCGCCCCTTATTCGAGGGCTCGCGTAGGAAGGAAAGAAGTCAACGCAATCCTCAAGGCGGAGGCTGTAGGGAAGGCGACACGTTTCAGGGAACAGGGAACGAAGCACATCAGGCATCTGCTTTGCATCACAGGTGGGAGACTGACTGGAAGGATGCTTTGCGCATTGCACCTGAAATACCACTGCGGGGCCGATATGGTATGCACGTTTACCCGCAGGCCTCCTACATGCACGGAAGTTGAGGGGCGCGAACACCATTTCGTCGATATCAGACCTCCCGAAGAGGACATATTGTTCGTACAGCGTGACATCAACTATAAATCATACGCCACGCTCAATACGCTGAAAGATTACAGCATCGTGGTCGTCAACTACGACGGTTTGTCCGATTTGTACAAAAGGTCTTTCGAAAATCTTGACATTGTAACCGTAAGGATAATGCGGAAAAGGTCGCTGCGTTACATGTTCGGATATACCGAAAGCGACAAGCTGAGCGATCTGGCAAGAGAAAGGGAATGTGCATTTCCGTTCGACTACACGATAGAAAACAACGGGACAAAAAAGGAATTGTTCGAGTCGCTGGAAAAGATATACGCACAATTCATGGAAAGAAGATAACACCAAAGCAACAAAAAATATGGAAAATTGGAAAATAAATCCCGACAACGGGACATTGGAAAAGGTTGAAGGAATATCTGCTACAACGAAAAAGAAGATAATCTCATCCGCTCCTGAAGTTCAGGAAGTCCCTAACGAGAGAATACTTAACTTCAAGGAACATAGCGATTTGTCAATAGTTCAAATTGTGGACAATGACACAAGAACCGTATTGGGGTATATCGCAGGATATGCCCTCGATATGGAGTTCAACATGAAGGAACTTAACAGCGTAGAGCAGATAGAGAAGTTCCTTGACGGCATGAAAAAGGCTTTCAGGCAGATAATACTCGAAAAGACATTAAACAAAGAATGATTTTTCCGTTCTTTTTTGCCATAAATTACACTATATATATAAAAACGACAATGGATGACAAGAAAGAACTATTAACGCAAGAGGAGGCTGACTTCTGTCTGATGTACGTGAACGCTCCAGCCCCCTATACATACAATGCGACAAAATGCTACGAATATGTGTTCGGTTCGGAAGAGAACGACCCAATGGCGCAGGCGAGACTGACGGGAGACGCAAGGCATCTTCTCGAAAAGGAATGCGTCATGCGCCGTATAGAGGAACTGCAAAAAATAAACCAGCAGGACTCTACCGCGCTCAAAGGACATCTTAATTCCACTTTGGTACACATCATGGACGAATGTTCGACAAGGGAGTGTAAAGACAGGCTTGGTACGTCACTTTCCCCCGCGGCATTACGTTCCGTTGCCGTCAGTGCAGCGAAAATGCTGATGGATATGAATGGGATAAAAGAAGAGACAGACATGAAAATACAGCTCGGAGGTTCGGCCGGGAATGGTATCACATTTAACTTGATTGCTCCACAGGAAAACAAAAACAAAGATGTAACAGATGATAAATAAATATGCTGAAAACTGGAGAATACGTTAAGATAGTATGTTCCGATGAACTTGTAAGCCAGCGACTGGTGGGTTTGGTCAATCAGAAGGGATATATAACCCTTTGTAAAAACGGAAATACGAAGTCAATAGGTGCATGGGTAAAGATAACAAAGGGACGTAACAAAGGTGAGGAGTGGTTCATACCGAAGCAGTCGATACAGACACAGATGGACGTTGACTGCGCGAGAAACGACGCGATTCTACGATCGATTAAAATCTAATTGGCGATGAAGAAACTTATAGCGCCTAACCTGAACATCAACTTTGCGCCGTCCGAACGTCAGTACGAACTATGGAAAGCATTACAGCCTAACAGATGCGACAAATGCGGAGGAAAGCTGGAAATGCGCCCGTCTGGGCACGACCGCACTGGACGTGTCATATATGAGCCTACGTGCGTCGATTGTGGCAATACAGATATACCCGAACGCATTCTCGGAGGTGGAGCTGCGGGCGGCGGAAAATCTTACTTAGGATGTTCGTGGGTGCTATTTTCTTGCATTAACTTCCCCGAAATGCTCTTTGCAATAGGACGAAGGGAGCTGAAAAAGCTAAAGGAATCCACATGGCTCACCCTTTTGAGGGTTATGAAGCAATGGGGTCTTAAAGAAGACGTAAACTATCACATCAACAATCAGGCGGGAACCGTGACGTTCTGGAACGGTTCCGTAATCATGCAACTTGCATTGGCCCCCAGCCTTGCAGACCCCGAATATAGTTTCCTTGGCTCCCTCGAACTGTCAGGGGCGTTCATCGACGAGGTGTCGGAAGTGCCTGAAAAGGCGATAGACATACTTGCATCCCGTATTCGTTATCGAGTTGCTGAAACGTTTATTGTAGGAAAACTGTTTATGAGCACCAACCCCAGCACGAACTGGGTGCGCTCCATATTCGTGCAGGACGATGACGGAACACCTGTGGTATTGGCCAAAGGGGACAGATTTGTAAGGTTCTCCCTGTTCGACAATCCAGACGAGGGATTCCGAAGGACGTATTTCAATAAGCTGAACAAGATAAAGGACAAACACACAAGAGACCGTCTTATCTACGGTGACTGGGACAGTCCTACGCAGAATGACATGGCTGCCTATTGGAACTTCGACGGAGAAAAGCATCTCGTCTATGCACTGAAAGAGAAATATTACGATCCGATGAAACCGCTCATCCTCAGCTTCGACTTCAACGTGAGCCCATATATGACTTGCTTGCCGTCGCAGATTAACTTCGAGAAGAAAGAGATATACATATTCCCAGAATACATCGGCAGACCGTCAGACCCCAACAAAAAGGGGGCGTCGCTGAACAACACGCCAGCGTTCTCCCGATATATCCGTGACGAATTGCAGAAGGACCGTCAGCTCGGAGGCGTTATAGTGACTGGAGACCCGGCAGGAAAGGCACGGTCAACGCAGACGGAAGAGGGCATCAACAACTTCACAATCGCAGACGACACGTTTGTAGGTGCAGGACTTCGCCCTGAGCTTAAACTGTTCAACAAGCAGCCGGCGCAGAAGACGAGGTTGGAGTTCATCAACGAAATGCTGAACGGATATGGAGGGTGGAAGATTATGGTCGATGTACGTTGCAGAAGGCTTACGGACGATTTCATCCATCAGCGCAAGAACATGGACGGTACTAAGGAAAAGAAGAAAGTCATGGACGACAACAGGGACAAAATAGAGAAATACGGCCACGCATCGGACGCTTTCGATTACATAATAACGTATTTCTGCAAGTCGGACTACGACAAATTCAAGGAGGGCACAGACGGACTGATAATAACCACCGTCAGCGACTTCGAGGATGTATATAATGATTTCGGATATTAACAAAATAAGATTATGGCATACAGAAGATTTCTAAACGACGAAGACTATCTCGCGTTGATTACGGAGGAAGGTCTTGACATGCTTATAAGGGACGTACACGACAGAATCCCTATGGCAGAGCAGAGCGCAAAGGTTTCCGTCATGGAGTATCTTTCGCAGTATTACGAGGTTGAAAAGGAGTTCGCCAAAGGTGAAACTATCAGGGACTACACCGCGATGATAACATATCCCGCTGGTGTATATTTCCTTAATGGTAAATACATATACCGCACATTGACGGCAGTGAACGGATACAAAAAGCCCACATCTTCGGTCTATTGGGAAGAGACGACGGACGTTTCTACCGATCCGAGGGAGCTGGAAAAGATTCCGACCTACAGCCAGCTTGGTACATATATGGCGGGGACCGTGGTAAGGTTCGGTACTGGCTACTGGAAATGCCTTGTGAACAACGGGTTCGAATATAACGACATCAGAATACCAGGAGAAAGGATATGGGACGAGGTAATAGTAGCGGAATGGGACAACGGTATGCCTTACAAGAAGAACGACCTTTGCACGAACGGAGGGTTGTTCTATATCTATACATCCGATACGCCAACCGTAAGTACCGACGTGCTGCCGAAGGATGACACAAACTGGTCGCTTATCGGGTCGTATTCCAACGAATACAACTACGACTATTCGGCCTCCACGATAGATTATGTCGTAAGCGGGAATAAGCTGTACAAGCCGATTGCCAACCCCAATGCCGACACCCTTACGGAGAATGTAAATTACGTCCGTGACGACCCTAGGAATCCGAGTCTTGTCAAGCACATGACGCAGTTGTCCCTTTACCAGCTCCACATGCTTATAAGCCCTACCAACATTTCGGAGACAAGAAGGATAGCTTACGAAGACAGTATGGACTGGCTACTTAAAGCATCAAAATTCAAGATAACGATAGACATTCCAAGGAAATGCGACCATGACAACAATCAGATGAACGAGTACGCCACCGAAACTTTCGAACGGAAATTCAATCCGTGGGAGAATCCGTGGCTAGTATAAAATTTATTAAAAAATAGACATAACCGCGTGCGAATAGTATATAATTTCATATATTTGCACGCGGTTTTCCGTGCATACCGACATGCAATTGTGCATGAAATGTGCATTTGATAGCTGATGGAAATGAAGTAAGTTGATGGATATCAACAAGATAGCGAGGAAATGAGGCGTTTCCCTCTCTCTCCGCTGAAAGCGCTGAATTGCAGCGACTTAGAAAAATAACTTGCAGAATTACTTGTAAAAAAGTAAGATTGCAAGTTTTTTTATGCCCTATGATAATATTGGTTATCCATGATATGAATATTATGTGAGCCGATAT